GAAGCTGCGGCCGATGCTCATCAAATTATGCGGCAACGTGGAGCTGGCCGAAGACTTGTCACAAGAGGCAGCAGCGAAAGCCATCGCAAATCTAGGGTCATTTGAACAAGGGACTCAACTGCAAGCATGGCTCTACACCATCGCCAAAAATCATTTCCTCAGCATGGTGCGGAAGCTTAAGCGCGAGAGCGAAGATGCCGAGGGAAGTATCGCAGACTCGCGTGGCGTCGACGCCGCGCAGCAGCCGTCAGTCGAATTGGCAGAATTGCTTGATGCGGTCGGCAAACTACCAAAACATATGCGCAAGGCCTTTCGCCTCGTCGCGCTGTTCGGTCACAGCTATGAGGATGCCGCGAAGGCATGCGAGTGCGATATCGGCACAGTGAAAAGCAGGGTTAACCGCGCACGGCTTTTGCTAGGGGAACACGGCACGACCCCGTATCAGGAAAAAATCGAACGCGGAGACCGTTCGCGTCCCGTAGGGGGGCACGACGCACCGTTTCTTTACGCGCTGGCCAAAAAATATGTTGGCGATGCGGACGGTGACATTGCGAAGGCGACAGCCGCACTGGTTGAGCGGCTTCTGTCAGATCGTATGGCTCTGGAAGAGGTAGCTGGTGCCGCTGTTCGCGTCGCAGTCGGTGAATATAGCCGAAAGGTCGTACACGACCGCCGTCGCCGCATTATCGAACGCGCGCAATCAGGGCGCGGCGCGGTTGTCGCTCTTGCGGCCGGGATCAGCGCTGCGCTTCTCGACATGCCACTCTCCGGTGGCGTGAAGTTGCGCCATGCGTCGCGCGAACTCGTTCTTGAAGAAGCGGGGCGACTTGAAAATCGTGCTCGCGAGGCGAGCCGTCGCGCCAGATGGCTCACCCTCATCGCGCAATCGATTCCGAACGGCAAATCCGTCGGCGATGTGATGACCGACAAGCGCGCGCAGGAATTGTGGAGCGAGTGCCAGAAATGAAAACAGAAACCGCCGTCCATAGTGGGTCTGATGCCCTTTCAAGCTGCGACGGCGCGCGGAGCGCCACGGTAGTATCGCGCACCAAAACTGAGAAGCGCTCCGCACAATCAAAGCGCGGCGGCAAAACCGCTGCGCGCCCCGCCACACTCTACAAGAAACCCAGTAGTAGCCAGCGGGGCAAAAAATCTGGCGGCCAAAGCACTTGCGTATCCCATAACGCTGATGCCGCCAGCCCGGCCACGGTATTAGCGAAATCCATTTGCACCACGCCGGGCAAAAATTCCGTCGGCCTTACAAGACGTGCAATCCAAACCAAGCAAGCCGACGCCGGCCGGGCCTTATCAGCATCTAAAACCATCTATGCAACGCCCGGCCAACATTTTTCCGATGGCCATACAACACACGCTGGCCAAGGGGCCGCTGCCATCGAAGGCCGGGCCATACCAGCGTCGAATCCCAAGCGTGGAAGGCCCGGCATCATTGCGCATAGCGACGACGACGACGCTGTAAAGGCCGTCGCCGAAATCATTCAGCTTTGGCGAATGCGTCAGCGTTGGCATAGAGCCGAGAAGGCGCTGGTCCTCCAGGGACGAGCCCTTTGCCGCGCATGGACCGGCGGCGACAAGGACGAGGCCAATAAGATTTTTGACGCAGCGATGGATGACGGCGCTCCGCCTGAACAGCTAGCGATTGCGCTCGCGCCGTTCCTAAAAGCCATCAAAAATTTTGCACCCGAGCGCGCCGCCATCGAAAAGCAACTCCGCAAGATTGCGAAGCGCATCCCTGTTTATGCGTGGGCCAATGGCGTCAAGGGTTTCGGCGAACTCCGCCTTGCAGCCGTCGTGGGTGAAGCCGGAGACATCGGCTCATACAAGTCGCCGTCAGCACTATGGAAGCGATTCGGACTTGCCGTCATTCGCGGCGAACGCCAGCGCCGCGTGGCTGACGCCGCTCTTGCGCTGGAAATGGGATATTCGCCCGAGCGCCGAGCTGTCGCCTATTTGCTTGGACAAGAAGTCATGCGCGGCTCAGGCATTGGCGACGATCCCGGACCCTACCGTGCCATCTACGACCGGCGCCGCGAATATGAAATGCCGCGCTGCGAGGCGCTCACGGAAATCATGACGCAGCGGTTCGGCAAATACTCGCCGAAGGCGCATGCCCATAACCGCGCGCTTCGATACATGACAAAACGAATCCTGCGCGACCTCTGGGTCGCGTGGCGGCGGGCCAATACGAACAAGGCGTCCTTTCAATCGTTGCCCGCCGAAAATTCCGCGCAAGCGGAGCCGCCTCCCGCCAGTGAAAACATGCACTCCATGCCAAGCGAGGCGGAGGCGGCACTTTAATCATGCGCCTTCTCGCCCTTGATATCGCCGCAACAACCGGCTTTGCATTTTGGCCGTCCGAGCGGCCAATGCCGGAATGCGGCTCGCACAAAATCCGGTGCGATTATCTCGGCGAGCGCGCGGCAAAATTCGTCGATTGGCTTGCACCGCTTATCGCCGCCAAGGAAATCGACGTACTCGCCATTGAAGCGATTGTACCGATGCGCGGCGCGACGAGTCTTGATGCACTCGAATGGCTCTACGGATGCTCATGGCGCGTCAAGGAATTGTGCTGGCGCCGCAATATCCAGTTGCTGCGTGTCGGCGTCGGGCAATGGAGAAGCTTCTTTATCGGGCGGGCGCATGCCCCGCGCGAAATCGAAAAACCAAAACGCCGCAAATGGCTTAAGGACGCCGTGAAAGAAAAATGCCGCGAGCGCGGTTGGAGTCCATGTGACGACAACGCGGCGGATGCGCTTGGGCTGGCCGATTATGTCCGCGCCAAGCTTGACCCGGATTACGGCGCGGCAACGACGCCGCTGATGGAGAGCGCCGCATGAGCGAGCCCGTGTCGCTTGAAGATCGCCGCCTGCAGGAAGCGGCGCGCAAAATCGCAAGAGAGATCGACCCGGAGGCGGGCGGATTTTTCCGCTCCAAACTGGAGCATGCGGCGCTTGCCGGGATGCGTCACGCAAAATCATTGCCGCACATACCGGCATCGGGGGATCGCTGAAATGGGAAAGCGGGGGCCACAACACAAGCGGCGCTTCACCGATGCAGAGGCGCAGACCATCATGCGCCGCCACATCATCGGCAAAGAAACGATAACGGCCTTGGCCGCGGATTATCGCGTGCGCGATGACTTGGTGTCGCATGTGGTGCGCCAGCTCGGCGAATACCGAGACGTCAAGGTGCCGCAGGAGTGCAAGCGCGAACTTGCGCGGCGCGGAAAGATGCTCGCCGCCGCCACGGCGCTTCTCAATTCGGGAAAATCCATACGCGAGACGTGTGACGCATTGCAGGCGGAGTTTTCCGACATTTGCAAAAGCCCCGGCGTGCTGTCCGGTCTCATTCATCGGGGGACGATAAAGGTCGCGGCCGATGCTGCCGCGCGGCGGTCATTCTCCGCAAAACTCAAGGCCGCATACGAGCGCCATCAGGATATTCTGAGCCGCTTCCAGAACGGCGAAACACCGAAGCAAATCGCCGCGACCGTCGGCCTCGACCGCTATCACGTGCGGCGGATATTGCGCCGCAAGTTCGGGCTCTTGGCAAAACCGGAACGTCCGCCGGCGCGCCCAAAAGTCGTGCGCATCCGCCTTGAAAACGGAAAACTCGCTGCAAGCCATGAAGGTGCCGTTGTCGACAGCGTGAACGGATATCCAAGCAAGACGTTCGCCGATCTCGATCTGCGCGGCGACGCGCCGGACGCCGTTTGCGAATGCCGCATGTATATCGGCGATCCTTACAAGGGGCCGACGCTATTCTGCGGCGCACCGAGCGAGCCGGGCCTGCCTTACTGCGCCTCGCATTGCAGGGTCGCGTATCAGCCGCCCAAGCAGCGGGAAAAGGATGAAAACCGCCGCCCAGCGCCGCGTCATTACGGAAGCAATTTCAGGATGGCGGCGGAATGAGCGCAGGATACGGCGAGTTTCTCGCGAGCAAGGCCATCCGCGCGAAGCATCGCGGCCTAATGCGCGTGCCGGAATTGGCAGGGCATTTATTCCCGTTCCAGCGCCATGTTGTGGACTTCGCATTGCGCGCCGGCGCGTCGGGATGCTTCCTCGATACCGGCCTTGGCAAGACCGAAGTGCAGCTTGAGTTCTGTCAGCGCGCGATTGAGGAAATTAATAAGCCAGCACTGATTTGGACGCCGCTTGCGGTCGCGCAGCAAACCAAGAAACGGGCCGAGCGTTGGGGCTATGAAGCGCGCGTCGTCCGCGAGCAATCAGAGGTCGGTCCTGGAATCAACATCTGCAACTATGACAGGAGGGATAATATCGATCCATCATCGTTCGCCGTCGTTTCTTGCGATGAGGCGTCGATCCTCAAGAGCTTCACAGGCAAAACGACGCGGGCGCTGATCGAAGCGCACAAAGGCGCGCGGTTCAAGCTGGTCGCCACAGCAACGCCAGCGCCGAACGATCATATGGAGCTTGGAAACTACGCTGAGTTTTTGGAGGTCATGGCCGCGAACGAAATGCTCTCGCGATTCTTCATCAACGACACATCGACGGCTTCACAGGAATGGCGACTCAAGGGGCATGCGGTTAATTCGTTTTGGGATTGGATGGCATCGTGGGCGCGTATGGCGGAAAAGCCGTCTGACCTTGGCGACAGTGACGCTGGATTTATTCTCCCGCCGTTCGAGACAATTCGGCACCGCGCCAAGGATAGTGCGATTTCACGCGACTTGTCCGATATGTTTGGTGCGCCGGCGTTATCCGCAACCAATCTGCACGAGGTCAAGCGCCAGACTATCGAAGCAAGGGCGGAGAGCTGTGCGGCAGCGGTTGCGGCGGACCCCTCAGAGCCTTGGCTGATCTGGTGTGACACCGACTATGAAGCCGATGCGCTTAAAGCCGCTATCCCCGATGCGGCAGAGGTTCGGGGCTCTCACTCGATCGACAAAAAAGAAGAAACACTAGAGGCATTTGCCTCTGGCCAAATTTCCAAGCTGGTCGCCAAGCCGTCCATGTGCGGCTTTGGTCTCGATTGGTCACATTGCGCTCGCATGGCGTTTGTCGGGCGGTCCTACAGCTATGAGACCTTCTATCAAGCCGTCCGGCGTTGCTGGCGTTTCGGTCAAAAGCGTGCGGTCAAGGTTCATCTGATCGTCGCCGAAGGCGAAGCCGAGATCGGGCGGGTGATCGAGCGCAAGGCGTCAGATCATTCATCGATGAAGGCTGCGATGCGCCAAGCCATGTTGCGCGCGACCGGCAGAGCCGCCGCGGTGAAGGCCCCCTACATTCCGAACAAAAAGGCGAGATTGGCACCATGGATATCCGCTGCCTAAACTCAGCAACCGGCGAAAACTATCAAGCCATCCACGGCGATTGCGTGGACGTTCTTTCGCAGATGCCAGCCGAAAGCATTGGCTTCTCGGTCTATAGCCCGCCGTTCGGATCGCTCTTTGTCTATTCCGAGAGCGCCGCCGATATGGGCAATTCGACGGATGAGGAATTTGTCAAACACTATAGCTTTCTCGTTGAAGAAAAGCTGCGCGTCACAATGCCGGGGCGACTAACCGCTGTGCATTGCTCGGATCTGCCGATGACCAAATGGCGCGACGGTGCGGTCGGCATCAAGGATTTTTCGGGGCAGATTATTCAGATCCATGAGGACGCCGGGTGGATTTTGCACGGGCGGCGCACGATCTGGAAATGCCCTGTCGTTGAAATGACGCGGACCAAGCATGTCGGACTGCTTTACAAGCAATTGCAGAAGGATAGCAGCAAGTCGCGCGGCGGGATGCCGGATTATCTGCTGACGTTCATCAAGCCCGGCGACAACCCAGACCCCATTCGACATACCCCAGAGCAATTCCCGCTCGACCAATGGCAGGAATGGGCTTCTCCGGTCTGGATGAGTGTCCAGCAATCCAACGTCTTGAACGTCAAGGCAGCAAAGGATGCGAGTGACGAAAGGCACCTTTGCCCGCTGCAGCTGGACGTAATTGAGCGCGCCCTCATCATGTGGAGCAATGCCGGCGACGTGGTTCTGTCACCATTCATGGGAATTGGTTCGGAGGGCTTCGTGTCACTCAAGCTTGGACGCAAGTTCATCGGCATCGAATTGAAAGAAAGCTATTGGCGGCAAGCCACGCGGTATTTGGAGGAAGTTGACGCGCAAAAATCGTTCCTGCCACCCCCGGCGCAGCGGCTTGAGGGCGCAGCATGAGGCCATCGGCGACCAGCGCCGCGTCAACCGCATTTTGTGCCGCCAAGGTTGAAGGGCCGGGCGGTTTCCTATGGATCGACGGTAACGGCAAAATCACGGCGGCTAACGGCAAGCTCGACGCCCCAAAGCCAAATGCATTTTCGCTTGTGCAAATTGCAGATTGCCCCGGATCGACCGAAGCGTGCCGACGCGCCTGCTACGTGCATTCGCTTGAGAAGCATGCGCCGCAGACACACGCGCTCTATCGGCACAATTCAGAGTTCATCCGCCGCACCATAAAAGACCATGGCGCAAGCGCGCAGTGGGCTGCGCTGTTGGCGGAGTGGATTGAGGATAATTGCCGTGGCGGTTTCCGCTGGCATGTGAGCGGCGACATCTTCTCTCTGGACTATGCCGAGTTCATCGCTGCCGTCTGCGATCTGTCGCCGTGCGTTAGCCACTGGATTTACACGCGGTCTTTCGATTTGGTCGATCCCCTTTTCAGCGTGGCAACAATTCGCGGCGGCAATCTCGCCGTCAACCTGTCGTGCGACGCTAACAACTATCCGCACGCCCGCGCGCTCGCAAAAGTACGTGGTGCGCGCCTCTGCTACATGACGACGGACGGCTCCGTGCCAGATGATCTCCCTGAAGGCAGCGTAATTTTCCCGGATTATTCATTGCGCGGCGGAAATCCAGAAGGAGCCGCTTGGTTCGAAACGTTGCGCCCGCAATATAAAAGTTTCGTGTGTCCGGTGGACTATCACGGCAAGGCGGAAAATCGCCGCTGCGGTCCGTGCGATCGGTGCCTGAAATGAACTATCCGGCCGGTCCGCTTAACGATTGGTGCCAGGATGCGAAGGCGGCGAATGTCGCCGCCGCCGTAACGGTTCTGCAACTGGAATTGAAGGGGCGCGGCGAACTGGTAGGGCCGTGCCCCGTGTGCGGCGGGCGCGACCGCTTTTCCGTCAATCCGAAAAAGAACGCATGGAATTGCCGCGGCTGTCAGGTTGGCGGGCATGATGCCGTCAGTCTCGTGATGCATGCGCAATCATGTTCGTTTCTCGCGGCGTGCGAAATCATCAACGGCACGCCGCCGCCCAACCGCTCATCGTCAGTAACGCAGCTTTCGGCGGAGGAGCGGCGCAGACGTGCCGAACATCGCGCCAAGGAAGAGGCGCGCCGCCGCCGCGAAGAGGCAGACGATCGCGCCAAGCGGTATGAATCGGCGCGGCATATCTGGGCGGAAACCGAACCACTCGGCGGCGTCGGCCTCGACTATTTGCGCGCGCGCGGCCTCGATCCGAAATTTGCCGATGGAGAATTGCGGCTGCATCGCGGATTGCCGCACCCGGACCGCGGCACGTTTCCTTGCATCGTCGCGCGCGTGTGTTCTCCGCAAGGAGAAGGCAGCGCGGTCTGGCGTATTTATCTGAAAGCCGATGGGAGCGGAAAAGCGCCGGTCGCAAATCCAAAGCTCGGCCTTGGGTCGGCGGCGGGCGGAGCCGTTCGCATCGGAGGATTGTGGAGCCGGATCGGAATAACCGAGGGCGTTGAGACGGCGCTTGCCGCGCGCGAAATTGCAGGCGGCATTATTCCGGTCTGGGCTGCGCTCAGTACCAGCGGCATGGCCGGGTTCATCCCGCCGCCAGAAATCGAGCACGTCACCATTTATGCGGACGGCGACGCGCCGAAATTCCGCAAAGACGGACAGCCGCCAAAATCTCCCGGCGCGGAAGCGGCGCGGACGCTTGCCACACGTCTGAAAGAGCAGGGCATCGAAGTGACCATCATGACCCCGCCGCTCGGACAAGACTGGAATGACGTCTTGGCAAATCTGAAAAAGCACGGGCGCGCGGCATGAACCTCAACGATCTCGCCGCAGACATTCATCGCCAGAACGAAAAATGGTGGCGCGACCTGAGGACGGGCGAGCCGCTCACGCGCAATCGCGGCGAAATGCTCATGCTCATCGTCTCGGAAATCGCCGAGGCAATGGAGGGCGAGCGAAAGGGTTTGATGGACAATCATCTGCCACATCGGCGCATGGCAGAGGTTGAATTAGCCGACGCAATGATCCGCATTCTCGATTATGCGGCGGGCCACGGATACGACATTCACGGCGCGTTGATGGAAAAGCTTATCTACAACATGAAACGCGCCGACCATCAGCCAGCCGCGCGTATGGCCGCCGGCGGCAAGAAATGGTGAACCGATGAACTGGGACATCTATTTCATGGAAATGGCTCTGCTGGTTGCAAGCCGCAGCAGAGATCGCAGCACTAAGGTCGGCTGCATCATCGTTGGCCCCGATAATGAAATCCGCACTACTGGCTATAACGGGTTTCCGCGCGGAATTGATGATGAGAATGAATCGCGACATGAGCGTCCAGAAAAGTACCTCTGGACTGAGCATGCCGAGCGCAACGCGATCTACAACGCGGCACGTATCGGGACGCCGCTCAAGGGTTGCCGCGCCTATCTTGCA